CGTTGCTTCTTTAACACTTTTAGGATAAATGAAACAATAATCTATACCTTCAATCATTCTTCAGCCTGCATAATATCACCGTTTGCTACACGATATTTTTCTTCAACAAACTTGTTAAAGGATTTACTTTCGATGATGTTGGTCCAAAAATCTTTTGTGTCAGTATCTTTCTCTCGATACTTCTTTTCTTCAACTTCACCAGTTTCTACATTTACCTTTGAATACCAACCATTACTTGGCTTGATGACATGACCAGATTCTAATGCAAGATCAAGGAGACCAGACCATTTGCTGATACCACCATCAAAAGATACACTGACTGGAATCTTTGACTTCTCTCGGACATATCTACTCTTTTCGACATTGATGATGAAGTTATATCCTACAATTTCCTGACCGTCCTTTTCTTGTTGGCGACCAAGAATGAAGATGTTGTCTGCTGAGTAATATGATCCTGTTCCACCACCAACAATATCTTTAGGGAACATTCCAATTTCTTTGTATGTATGATTGACAACAATCATTGGAATATCCTTCAGTGACAGGTGGGGAGTTACCATACGAAACAAACTTTTCACTTGTTTTGCACGGCTCATATCGGCAACAGATTTGCCCTCAAGTGCATCTTCAACTTCTTTCTTGGATGCAAGATTACCAATTGAGTCAATAACGATGATCAAATGTTCACCTCGTTCCAGTTGTGTCAATTGTTGCATAACATCAAACTTCAACTGTTCAATATCAGTCAATGGAGTATGCAGAACACGATCAGTGTCGATACCAAAACTATCAAAGTAGGATTGAGGTGTGCCAAACTCTGAATCATAAAACAGAAGTGCTGCATCTTCATATTTGTCTAGATAAGACTTTGCCATAAGCAACGAAAATGCTGTCTTGAAGTGCTTGCTTGGACCTGCCCACATGGTAAGACCAGGAGTCAAACCTCCATTAAGTTTGCCCGATAGTGCAACATTGATGATAGGTACTGCTGTTGGAATCATGTCCTTTTGTGTAAAGAACTTTGATTTGGAAAGGATTGCTGAATCTTTGATACTGCTGTTCTTTTTAATCTTGTCAAGAATACTCATTTTTCACCTCAGTTAAAAAAATCTTCTAGTGTGCTTTGTGGTTCTGTTGACCAATCAATACATTCCAAAATAGTACGAATTGGCTCCAAGAACGTCTTTTCAAATTGCATATTATAATCGATATATTTGTCCAATTCAAACTCTTTAGGCAATCTTGAAGGATAAGAAATGACCGTATCTTTAAAAGGATTAGGTCTCTTGAGATAAGAGAACTTGATCTTCTCACCCTCTTGGATCAATGGATACTTCTTTGTCAAATTTTTCTGCTTCAGATAGTGATTATATAGAATTGCTCCCTTTACATGAATAGGTGTTCCACTTTTGTACAGTGTTGCAGCATCTGAATACTTATCTAGCCCATTGATGCCTCTTGGAAAAGAGATATCTTCTGGCGGAAGTGTACGAAAGTATTCACGAAAATCTGCAATGAACTTGTGGATGTCTGACTGATTACCACTGATAATGATACGAATTGACTCTTTCATCTTCTCACGCACGGCAGCAGGAGTAGATGACTTGATCATTTCCAAACCCATGACTTTCAGATCAGGTTCTTCATACTGAACACCTTCATTATTATACACATTCATGATGTATCGCTTCTTTGCCGTCCAAATACCCTTGTCAGCAAGACCTTCACGCTTCATCTGCATCTTCTGTGCATATGCATGAACATAATCAGCAAGTTCTTTGTATGAATTATCAATATATGGTTGAATCTTGTCTTCACAGATTCTATCCATAAGTGAAATCACTTTTTGCTTATCTGATTGATCCTTAACAAACTTTTGAATAACTTCATGCATTCTAAGGTAAATCGAATCTGTATCCGATGCGATCACATAATCACTATCTGTACCAAGCAGTTTGTTCATGTACTTGTTAATCTTGTTTTCAATCCAACGAATACTAAGTTGCCCAGCAGTGGTGACAGCCAGTGCCATGCGTAGATCATAAAACCTAAAATACTGACTGCCCAAAGCACCATAAGCACTGTTGAGAGAGACCTTTTTGGCGAGTTGAAGATTGTTGTATCGTGCAATACGTTTTTCGATTTCATACTTCTTCGATAGATCCTTTTCGTTCTCATAATCTTGTTTTGCAGCCAACATCATCTTCTTGAATTTCTTTCGATCTTCATACATTTCTTCCATCATCTTTGGAAGAAAACCCTGAAATGCAGTAGTAAAGAATTGACCGTTTGGTGTAACAGTCACACCTTTCAGTTTTGATGTATCAACCTGCTTGAAGAGTAGTTTTTCTACAGAAATACCATTCATGAGTATTTCACGCATTTCGTCAGTATATTCTTCAGGTTCGATCAAAGTCTCTGGGCTTATATTGTATTGCATCATCAAATGTGGATAGAGACTATTCAGATCAAACGATGCCACCCAATTGTGCATACCAACTTGAGGTTCTTTGACATATGCTCCTTCAAATGCTGCATCTTTATCTTGTACTTCTTTTGGAGGAACAACGATGTTCTTCTCCATAAGATGATTGTATGTGAGTGCATCCCACATTCTCGTCTGTGCAAATACATCTTCATAGTTACACTTGGTATCATATGCAAGAGTCAAGGCAAGTTCCAACAACTTCAGCTTGTCTTCCAGCTTCAGAATAAGTTCAACGTCTTTGATGTTATACTCGATAAACTTTTGGAAGTTCAATCTGTATAATTGATGCAGGTTCTCATATTCATCATAGGACAATTTGCTTTCACCAACTTCGGCACTTGCAATAGCGTCCAAACGATATGATTCTTGCGACTTTCCATTTGGCGCATACCAACGGTATAGTTCAATATAGTCGAGAGATGCAACACCCTGTAGTTCATATGCAATTAATGTTTTGTTATTTGAATGCACACTTCGTTCGTTGATATGTTTCCAAGGTGACAGAAGTTTCGCAACATCTTCACCTAGAATACGGCGAAAACGATTGACAAGGTACGGAATATCAAAGAACTTGGTGTTCCAACCAGTTATAACGTCTGGTGTGTTTCGTTCCCATTCCATAATGAACTTCTTGCATAGCGTCCATTCATCTTTGCATTTCGTATAGATGACATTTTCATCATTGTTGACAAAATCACCGCAACCATAAACATAGGTCTTACCACCAATGTACTTGATAGTGATTGCAGTAATGGGTTCATTGGCTTCATATGGATCAGGGAAACCGTTTTCTGATCCAACTTCGATATCAATTACTCCAATAGAAATCTTGTCTTGATCCCATTCAACCATGCCAGAATGATTTTCACCGATAAAGGCATATTCGTATCGGGTGTTGCCATAGATTTTAGGTGCACCGTAAACTCCATCAAAACCTTTAATGAAGTCACGGGCGGCCTTGATACTTTCAAACTTCTTTTCTTCCAAAAACTTACCATCAAGTGTCTTGAAATATCCTTTTTTGCTTCGGATATAGAGGATCGGTTCATAATTGATCCTCTCTTTGACTCGTTTACCGTCCTCAACACCTCGGTAAAGAATCTGGTTACCAAAACACTGTACATTAGTATAGAAATTCAATGTCATCAACCTGTAATTAATTGCTTGTTTGGAAGAACGATACCTGCACCAAAGATTTGATTGTAGTTATCAACAAATTCTTGAGAAGGTGTATATGTGTATGATACAGCACTTTCTTTAAAAATGAAAGTAGAATCTTTCTTTTGTGGTGCATGAAGTGGAAATGGTGCAAATCCTACGCTAGGTTGCCCATTTTGGCCTCGGACAATTGCAACTCCTACAGGATTCTTGAGGATCACATTAAGTGGATTATTTGCAACAACTTCTCCAAGAATTTCTTCACCCGTATTTAATTTGACAATAATGACTTCCATGATTTCTCCTTTGAATAAATATAGTCAGTATAATACTTATCTGACTCAGATGGACTTTTTTAAACTAGTTGCCGAGGTTGGTTTCCCAATTGCTGCGGCACTGGCGGCAGGTTATTTTGTTTTCTTAACACTGAAGTTCATTTTAGCAGGTGTTACAGGGTCTGTCAAGAGTTTGAGTGGTATAATTTCTGCACTGAATAATCGTGTCAAGACAATGAATCATGATGTTATTAGAATTGATACGTTAATGTCAAGTGCTTTAGGTGTAAAACCTGACGTTGACAGAATTGCTAGGGCTGATGGTAAAGATGACGCAAGGAANGATTAATTATGACTTTTTCTGATTACTTTATTACTTTGTTTTTTGATGGTAGTATTATGTTTGATACCGAATTGACTGCTGAAAAATTAGAAATAAAAGAAGGTGACACTTTTGTTGCCAAATTAAACGAAGCAGGAACAGTAATACTAGAAAAACAAAAAGATGGACAACATAGCAGAATTAATCAATAAATATGGGTTCCCAATTGTTGCTGCTGGAGGTATGGGTTATCTGATATTTTACGTTTGGAAATGGGCGACACAAGAAGTNAAACCTGTTCTCAGTGAAGCGAGTACAGTTTTAATTGCTTTGATTGACCGAGTTAGAATGCTTGATAATGATTTGATTAGATTAAATCAAAAGATCAACATTGTATTAATGTTACGGGAAATCAGACATGAAAAAAGTGTTATTGATGATTTGTCTAATGGTGACAAGTCAAGTAAAAGCTGAACAGTTATATCAATTCAAATCACCAACTTTTAATGGTATCGGTTATTCTTCTCATGTTCAAACTATAGAGAATACTGAGTTTACCAGAAGTCAAGCTATCNTACAAGCAAAACAGCAGGCAGCGGTTGATGCGGCTAATGCTGCTAACAATACCATTTTGGCAAAATTCTTAGCCAATTTTGAATCTAGAGTTTATGCACAACTCTCTACTCAGCTTGTAAACAATCTTTTTGGTGAAAATCCACAAACATCTGGAACAGTTACTTTACAAGGTAACACGATAACCTATACAAAGACAGCAGATCAAATTTCAATGACAGTTACCGATGCATCAGGTAATATTACACAGGTCATTATACCTGTAGGGCAGTTGACATTCTGATGAAAAAGATAATCTGCTCATTATTAATAGCTGCGCTTTCAGGTTGTGCATCATCTCCAATAGTTTTGTCAAGTTCTGAAGCTGAGAAGATGGCACCAACAATATTCAAAAGACCCTTTCCTGAGTTGGAAGGTGATCAACCAATTGTTGTTGCAGTATACAGTTTTCAAGACAAGACTGGACAAAAGAAAGATAGTCCAAATGTGGCAAAATTCTCATCTGCTGTAACTCAAGGTGGTGAATCATTATTACTCAAAGCACTTGCGGATGTGGGTGACGGTAAATGGTTCAGGATCGTTGAGAGAATTGGTATTGATGATTTGTTGAAAGAAAGACAATTGATCAGAACTGCTAGAGATGAGGCAAGAGAACCAAATATCCTGAGACCCATTCTTTATGCAGGTATGATTGTTGAAGGTGCGATAGTTTCATATGACACAAACAAAAGAACTGGTGGATTTGGAATTCAATATCTTGGAATAGGTCCAAATACTCAGTATCAAGAAGACATTGTAACGGTAAGTTTAAGAGCGGTCAATGTACAGACTGGCGAAGTAATGTTGACAGTGAATACACAAAAAACAATCTTGAGTGTTTCGACAAGTGTTGCAACATTCAAATATTTCAATAGCGGCACACGAAATTTTGAAAATGAAATTGGAAGCACATCAACTGAACCAACATTATTTGCAGTAAAAGCCGCAATAGATTTAGCTGTCGAAGAGATGATTTATCAAGGTGAAGAAAAGGGTATTTGGAAATTCAAACAACCGTTTAAAAGAGAGAAAGGAAAATGAAGAAAAAAATAATGCCTTTTGTAGTTTCTTTGCTTTTATCTACTGGAGCATTTGCTGTAGATAGTGGAAAAAATTCTGTTTTTATTGATCAGACAAATGCAGATAATTCTAGTATCAGTATCACACAAACTGGTTATGGAAACTCTGTTGGTGATCTTACAAATTTGGTGGTACCACAGTTCAAAATTGATGGTAATAATATGGATATGACTGTAACACAGAATGGTATGAATAATATCATCACTGGCAATTTTATTGGTGGTGCATCAACCGCAACAGTTTCTCAAATTGGGTCAGGTAACTCATTAGTATTGAACCAAGGTAACTTTGGTACAGCAGCAGGAACAATGAATCTATCATTTACTGGTGATAACAACGCAACAACTTTCAACATGGCAACACTGCACGATACAAGTAGCTATCAGTATACGTTGACTGTTGGTGGTAATCAAAATAATATTACAAGTACCATGGATAGCAAGTATATTCAGAATAGTATTGCAATAACTGGAAATGGTAACACTTATACCACAACACAAACTGGTGTAAACGGTACACCATTAGTTGTTGGTCATAATATCACCAGCACAATTATTGGCAATAACAACACAACATCAATTACCCAAAACGGAACAACAACACCTAACACGGTCACTCTAAATGTTACGGGTAATAACACTGCTACTACTATTATTCAGCATTAATTGTTTTGGTGCAGTTGGAAAGATAACTGAAGAGAAGGGTAGTGCTGAGATAACGCGAAGCAAGACCAAGATCGGTGCCAAGTTAAACACTGGCATCGAGTCTATGGATAGTGTGGAGACGGTCAATGGTGTCATCGGAATAACTTTTGATGATGACACCAAAGTCCGAGTCACAGAGCATTCCAAACTGCTTATAGACGATTTTGTGTATGATCCTAAATCTAAGGGTGCTGGTAAGATTGCAATGCGAGTTGCACTAGGCACCGTTAGATATGCTTCTGGTAATGTTGCACACGAAAACAACAAGAATGTTGATATCAAGACTCCTACTGCAACAGTAGCGGTCCGTGGAACTGCTTTCACTATGACCGTTGATGAGATAGGGCAGTCACTCGTTATTCTTTTACCAAACATAGATGGTTCGGTCGGTGAAATCGAAGTTCAAACCAAGACAGGTGCTGTTGTACTCAATCGAGCATTTCAAGCAACAATGGTGGCTAATTCAGAAGTGCGCCCATTGAAACCTGTCATACTGAATCTTTCTGAATCTGCTATTGACAATATGCTGATTATTCGACCACCTACTGAGATAACAAAAGC